GTTACCATCGTTAGTGGCGAATGGGTTAGCAACAATACCGTAGCGGGTCTTGAAGCCGATCTTCGGCTGGAAGGTGTTCTCACCAACTGCACGAACCATCTGTAGTGGAACGTATGGGCAGTAGAACAAGCCAGCGTCAAATGCGCTTGAGCCTTTGTAGCCAAGTGTGTAGTAGTTGTTCGTGGCGTCTGAGAAGTATGGGTCAATGTAGACACGAATACGTCCGTTAAGAACACCAGCGAATGTGTTACCACTGTCGTCAACCTGTAGGTTGTTGCTGAGTGCAGGTGTGTAATCTAGAACACCAGCCATCTGCATAGCAGAAGCAACGTCAGATGAACAGATCATCACGTTACCCTTACCACGGCGAGTTGCTTTTGCAAGTTCGTTGGCATCACGCTCAATTTGGAACATAAGACCTTTGAACTTCTCAACTGACCAACGGCCGTTTGAGTCTGTGTCAAGATCGAAAGTACCAGAAGTGGTTGTGTTCACAGTCGCACCAGGAACGGCTGAGTAGTTGATTGTACGAACAACTTCTCTGTTGATCTCAGCAAGGATTTCAGCAGATAGGATGTTTGACAACTCAGTTTCAGCGTCAAGACCGTGAATTGCTTTAAGGTCTTGAGCAAGTTCCATTGTGTACTCTGCTTTCAACGCACGGCTAACAGCAGTAACGGCAACTTTTTCAATTGAGAAAGCCATCTCGTTAAACTTGTTAGTGCTTGAGTCACCAAGTGCCTCAGCGAGTGCAGTTGACATGCCAGTGTGTACTGTGTAGCCTGAACCAGATGCACGATCAGCAGGATCAGTACCAGCTTGGGTCGTGCCCAAAGCACCGTTAGCAACACCAAACTGATGTGCGGTGTTACCAGAAGCAAGAGCAGAGAATGAAGTATTTGCTTCATTGAACATTGCTTCTGTGCCAGTCTGGCTTGAGTAGCGTGAACGCATCGCAAAGATAAGACCAGTTGGACCAGTCATTGGCTGGACACCAGCAATATCGTAAGCGATAAGATTCGGCATTGAGCGGCGTACTAGTGAAATAAGTACAGGATCATAGATGTCAACAGAACCAGCACTTGCTGTGGAAGAGGATGCGCCCATTGCATTTACAGGGGCGGCCTCACCAAGAAGTGAAGGAGCATTGTAACCACCAGAACCCTGCGCCTGCTCACGGGCAGAACGCTCTTGGTTTTCTAGAAGTGTAGCAGTAACGGCTCTCTTGTGCGAATCCTTGATTGGCTCAAGGTCTGCGTGTTCAAGAACTGGCTGCCACTTCTTTTGAAGTTCATCAGATTGATACATTTTAGTTTCTCCTTTAGTAAACTATCAGCCTTTTATTACAATATTTATAAAAATTTACTTTTTGATGCTTCTTGAAATGGCTTGGGTGTAAGCAGCCATTGAGCCTGTCACTTGTGGCGCCTCTTCTTCGATTTCTAGAGGCTCCTCATCAGTTGCATCACTTTCAACAACTTCTTCGGCAGGGAAGTAGTTTTCTTTGATTGTCGCTAGTTTATCAGCGTAGGTGTCTTCATCAAAGTCTACACCCTCTGCTAGTGACTTCATCTTTTCAACTTGTGAATCGGTTAGACCTTCGCACACAATAGAGAGTGCTTTGTCTTTCTTCATCTCGACAAGTTCTTTTTTGATTTCTATGTTGCGCTCAACTTCCTCGTTGACAGATGCTTCAAGTTCTTCAACTTTACCAGCAAGTTCGTCTACAAGGTCGACTTTCTCTTCTGGAATGTCGATATAGTTTTCAGCGAATAGATTGCGTAGACCATGCATGAAGTTCTCAACGATTTCTGCACGAATACCTTTTTCGATAGCAAGTTCGTTTTCTTTCATCCACTCTTCAGCGACATACTCAAGGTAGTCATCTAGTTTCGTGGTCAAGTCTTCTACCATTGTCTCTTTCTCTGACTCAAGATCAGAAGCGAGATCGACATCAGCAGATTCTAGAACTTCATTGACTTTTGAAAGAACAGCGGCTTCAAAGATAGTTGTTGCTTTATCTTTGAACTCTTCTGAAAGTTCTTCGTCACCGAATAGAGCCTGTACATCGTCAGATACATCAATATCTTCCTTAGTAACTTTCTTGCTCTCTTTCTTCATCTTTTTCGATTCAGCGGCTGGTGCTTCTTCCTCATCATCATCGCCAGGACGCATAGCAGCCATCATTTTGCCGTAGGCGGCCATAAGATCATCTTTCTTTTCGCCTTTCATGGCATCAACCATAGCATTGATCATACCGATTTTGGTCTTAGGCATTGGTTCGCCTTTACCCTTCGGCTTTTCATCTGTCTTAGCAGTTGTTGGGTCTGGAACTTCAGATTGACCATCATCAGCCTTCATTTCTGTTTTAGCAGATTTCTTGGCTTCATCAAGTTCTTCAGAGTCCTCAACTACCGCTTCGAGGATATCTTCCTCTTGCATTTCTAGTTCTTGATCGGACATTGTGAGTCTCCTTTTCAGTAATTACTCATTTAACTTATATTTATAATATTACAACTTTGAGAGGAAAGATTCAAAAACTTTGAGTTTAACGCTCTCTAAATCAGACTTGGAAGCCTTTTTGATTTCTGTTTTATAATCAGCGACAGTGGCTTCTCTGATTACTCCATTCTCCCAAACCCACTCTTTACTTTCCATGATGCCATTTACAAATGCATCTGGTGCAGATGGGTCTGCAACAATGTCAGCGGCAGTAGCAAGATAGAAATCCTTTTGCACTTCTTGTGCGCCAGACTTACCAGCCTTGAGACTGCCCATACCACGACTTGATACTCCAAGTTGTGCGCCTTCGTCCATAAGTGACTTGACAATTGCTCCATATGGCGTCTCTGTCATAATCTTTGCTTTACCCATGAAGTTTGAACCATCTTGTTTTAGTTCAGTAATCATGTGTGAAACTCGCTCAAGATTGATTGTTGGACCTTGAGGATGACCTAGTTCACCATACGCTCTTTTCTTTTCAACATATTCTTTGTTATATCTAGCAACCTCTTTTGCAAGAGTTTGTGCTGGATATACACGTCCGTTACGGTTCTTAATATCACCTTGCATAAAGACGCCTTCGATGAAATAAGACTTCTTACCATTCTCGTCTTTTGCTTCTGTGATATAGTTAATGTCTTCGTTGACTTCGCAAATAAGTTTTAGGCTCATGTTGCAATCTCCGCTACTTTAGTTCCGAATACACCACTATTCGCAGTGATTGTATCTTGTGGACGCTTACGAATAGTTACAACCTCGTTAGCATTCAGACGAATAGATACTTGACCGCCTGGATAGTTACCATGCTGTCCGTTTTCTTGTGGATCAGCAGTGTTTGCTATTACAATAGTTCTAGCAGTGCCATTGTTGGTAATACGAACAGCGGTAGCGTTGTATACATTGTTTGCTGAAGTTGTGAAAGCAACTGTATTTGCTAGAACTTTAATAGCCATTACTTACCTCCCATTGCGACATCCATCATTTTCATAAATGAGTTTGGATCTTTCTCTACAGCATCAGCAAACTTTTTCTTTGTCGCATCATTCTTGATACGATTATCGTATGCATTTACCATAGCCGAAGCGGTTGTCATATCGATACGCATTGTCTTGCCGTTTGCAAACTTAACTTTCTGCATCTGCTTATCTTTGACGATTTTTCTAAGTGTGTCCATTACACCTTCTTCAAGTTCTTCTTCATCATCTTCGTCTTCATCATCGTCATCATCTTCGTCTTCAGGCTCTTCTTCTTCTTTAGCCTGTTTTGCTTCTTTGATAGGATTTACAGGTGTCATATCACCTTGCTTCTTATCAGCAGAACGCTTTGAATCGCCACCGCCTGCAGGTTCTTTGACAGATGTTCCAGCGGCTACAACTTGTTTTTCACCAGCATCAGAACCTTTAGGTGATGTTGCTTGTGTTGAGCCATTATGAACAGATGGATCGGCAGTTGGATGTGCTTCTGTCTCAGTAGTATGAGCATCAGCAAAATCTTGCTCACCCTTTGAACGAGGCTTATACTTTTTTACTTCATCGTCATCATCTTTCACAGGCTTTAAATCTGCGGCAGATGCTTCTAGAAATGTTTTAAACTTCTGAATCTTGGACATCAGTATCCCCTTCGTCTGATTGTGCAGACATGAATTGAGATGCTACTTCAACTCTCTTTAGTTCAATTGCATCGGCGACTTTATCAGCCATGATGTTATTGATAGCGTCTTTGAATTTTGCAGTATTACCATCAAAAGCAAATTCTACTGCATCTCTTGTTGTATAGTCTGACATTTTAAATCTCCTGTATTCTATTTATAAAATAAAGCAACCGAATTACATAAATTCATCTTCATCACCTTCAATCTCACCACCACCTTCATCTTCAATCTCTTGTTGAATTTGTTCAATATCTTCTTCAGATTGTCTGAGAACATTCTTTTGAATCCATGCAACAGAGTAATATTTACCTGTATATTGATCAACATCTGCAAGTAGACGCAATCTATTCTCAAGGATTTCACTATCTTTTAGTTCAGCAAAATGATTGTCTTCCATAAAGTCATAATGAATATCATCTTGCATTTCTTTCCACTCTTGTGCTGTGATAACACCTTTGAGCAGAAGTTGTCTCTCAAGTAGAATATGAAAGATTTCTGAGAAGCGAGTTCTCAAGCGATTTACGAAACGAGAGAATTTAAGTTCATCTCTTGTAATCTCTGATGCACGACCGAGATTGAAAGCACCATCTGCTTGTAGTCTTGTGGTAGGAACATTCAATGCTTCATAGAGTTTATTCTTGAAGTAGTTGACATCTTCCATCTCACCTAGATTTTGACCGCCTGGAAGTGTGGTGATTTCTGTCCCTCTACCACCTTCTCTCCGAGGCAACCAATAATCTTCAAGCATCGTAAGAAACTTTCTGTCATCTCTTACTTCACCTGTATTTGCATCATACACAAGTTTGTTCTTGTGCTTGACCATCATGTCACGCAAATACTGTTCTGCTTTCGCTTTAGGTAAGTTACCCACATCAATGTAAAAGATTCTACGCTCAGGCGCCCGCGCCAAGCGATAGATAACTGTCGCATCTTCTAGCATACGCAACTGATTAAGAGGTTTCAATGCTTTATGAAGATACGATAAAACTGTATAGTTCTTATTGTCTAGCAATCCACTATGACAATAAGCAATTGAATCGGGAGAAATCTTGAGTCCATCGCCCTCTGATGTAATACCCTTAGATTGATATACAAAGAACTCATCATACTTCTTGACAAGCGTTTCTTCATTTAGTCTGCGATTTGGATCACGCTTCTCTTTACGAACTTTTTTGATTTTGCGAGGATCAATATGTCTTAGTTCTTTGATGCCTGCTCTTGGATTCTTTACGTCAATGACGATATGATAGTATATTCTACCATCAACATACCAGTGACGAAAGATATCATATCCTCTATAGTTGAACTTCATCAACTTGAGAATATATTCAAACTCATCTCTAATTTTATTTTTGATCGATTCTGGTTGTTCAATGTCATCAAGTACAATCTCAATCGGGGCTTGATTATCATCAGCAACAATAGCCTCATTCACAATATCGTCAATCGCTCTTTCTGCTTCTGGTTGTTGAGCCATTTCACGATATTTTGTGATGAGTTGTGCTTCATTCTTTACTGTATTGTCTAAGTCTACGGTTGTGCCAAACGCACCGCCTTCAGCAACAGTGATGCTTCCATCATCTTGTGCTGGTGGTACGAATGAAGGTAAATTGTCGAGTTGTTTCTCGTCAACATCTTTACCAATCTTAAAACCGAATAGATTTACTGCCATTTTATATCCTCAATGAAAAAATAGGGGATGCCTTTGTACTATTTATAGGCATCCCCAAACATAACTAAAAACGGATTATTAGATGCCGCCGGCGTTGCCAGTATTGCCGCCAGAAACTTCCCAATAGTCATACTGGAAAGTGACAGTGTATTCTTGAATGCCTTCAGTTTCCCATGCTAGGTCAATCGTGCTAACTTCAGTTGGGAAGATACCAACAAAGTTATACTCTCTTAGAAGTTCACCTGTCTGAGAATACTGAATGACTTGAGCGTTTGCTTTATACAAAGCAGGCGCAGAACCACCAGTTGTTCTTAGGTTTCCTTGGAAAGAGTTGATTGAGTTTGACCATTGTTCCATGGCGTTACGAATAGCAAAATCTTCATCGTTGATGATCGTTGGAGCCCACTCTGCAAATGTTCTGTTACCAGCAATCTTTACGGTGCGGCCGAAGTATGGAACTTCGACTACACCCAAAGTAGCGGCTGGGATTTGAGCGGCTTTGCAGAGAAAAGGTACCTGAACATCAGCAACACCGTTGATCGGATTCGTGATATTTACCTGAAACAATGAATTTCTAGCACCGCCCGATTTGAGCGCACCTGAAAATTCGTTTACATTAAAAGCCATTGTCTTTTCTCCTGTTTAACCTATTTATGTTGCTCTACCAACGATTTCAGAAAATTCTACGCCAGTTCTTACAGCAACAAAGTTCAACTGGATAAAGTTGATAGAACGAGCAGGCTTGACATAGATGTCACCCACAAACTCATTTCTATCAATGACTTCGCCAGTGTTGTTTGTTCCGTCACAGACAACTTGGAAGTCCGTGATACCACGGCGACCTTGTACATCTCTTAGGAATGGCTCAACCAAGTTCTTAAACTGTGAACGAGTGAACTCATCGTTGAACTCAAAGAGTGTAAACTTAGATGCTGTGCTGATTGCTTTCTCAAGTACGATAAACAATCTACGAACATTGATACGATCAAATGCACTTGGCTGATCAAGCATTGTCTTGTCACCAAATAGAACCGTACCTTGGCCTGGGAATGTTACAACTGGATTGATGCCCTTCTTGTAAAGTTCATCTCTGTCAGCCTTGCTTGGATTGTAAGCAAGTTTGATAACATTCTTGACATTACCACGATTGAAGCCAGCAGGTGAATACCATGGATCACGGGTCAAGTCTGTTTGAACCATGAGTCCAGCAGTGTCACCGTTTAGAGGTACATAACGATAAACGTCATTGTACTTGTCATACTGGTATTTCCAGCCTGAGTCCATGACTGCATATGAGGATGATGGTAAACCATCTCTGAATGAGATAACGTCATCTGTCTCTTTGCCTTCATAACCATTGTTGTTTACAACATCGGCTCTTTCTGGTGAGATAACAGCAACACAATCTTTTCTGTGTTCAGCAACATTGTTGATAATGTGTGTAGCAACAGTTGAACTTGAACCAGAGCCAAGAATCAATGATACGTCTACAGTATCAGCATCTCTGAACTTATTGTATGCAGAAATGTAAGCGGCGTCAGATGCATAGCCATCTTTACCAGCCGACATGCTGTTTGAACGAGGTAGATCATTGCCTGGATAGTTTGTACCAGAACCAGCAGTACCGTTATTTGTCAAATCTGCTCTTGTGCCTGCTTTTGACATTGATGAGTTGTGTGTTCCCCACCATACCCAAGCAGACTGTTGATTGATTACATCTTTGTAGTAAAGTGTTCCACCCTGTTCAGCAGTTGCATCAGGTGCTTGAGAAACATTTGGATATGTCTCAAGAACTGAACCAGACTGACCAGTAATTACACCATCTTCGTCAACGATAGCAATGTGAATTGCATCGCCTTGAGCATTGACAGTGTTTGCGTATTTTGTTGTTGTAGGCGCTCTATCGAAGTTTGTATAGAACTCCCATTGACGAGTCAAATCTGGCGTATAGTTTGAAACTGTATTACCACCATATGCACTTGTAAGTGTGATCGTATTACCAGATAGAGAGGCAATCTTTCTTGCTTCTTTGTCTGGACCTAGCAAGATTCTGTCACCAACAATGAACTGTGTTTCAGTGTTGGAAGTACCTTGACCATCACCAGCAAGTGTGACTGTCTTTGAGTTTTGAGTAGCATAGTAGCTAGTAGATACTGTGCTTTCCCATGCATTTGCACTGTGACATACAGAAACCTTTAGTGAGTTACCGATGATGCCAGGATATTTTGCTACCCAATCACCGTGACCACTTGAGTTTGTGTATGTTTCATTGTAGTAATCTTCATTTGTAATATATGCGCCTGTGCCGCCTGTTGTTGCATTGTTTGCAGAAGTAACAGCCCTTGTTACATATAGTGCATTACCATATGCAAGAAAGTTGGCAGCCGTAAAGAAGTCATCCGCAGTATTCGCATTAGGTTTGTTGAAGACGGAAACAAGATTGTCTTCACTACTAATAAGAACTCTTTGGTCAACAGGACCCCATTTGAAGTGTCCAGCAAGGGCACCGGTAGTGGTCGATACGGCAGGCACCACCGTAGTGAGATCAATCTCACTAACATTTACGCCAGGTGATACTTGAAAAGCCATTTTTTCATCTCCTTCTAAGAATATTCAAGATAATCTTTGATTTACTCAATATTTATAAAAACGAGTGTTTAGAACCATGTACCACGATTTGAGGAATTGATGTATTCTTGTATATCTTCTGGTCCATTGAGTATGCCTTCCTCTGGCTGTCCATCATCTATTATTCCAAACGGTAGTTGTTCGTCTTCTAACATTCTTATCTTGTCTTCGTACAGTTTTTGTCTAATATCGACATCTGTGATATCTCTAAAGTAAGTTTGTCTTACTAGCCAAGCAAATAAAACACATGTCATGACTAGATCATCATGTGCGCCTTCTTCTGCTTCATATGACTGTTTTTTACCAATAAAACTCGCCAGTTCAGATATAATATCAAAATCTTCAATAATCAACTTATCATTTTCAATCAAGTCTTTTAGATTAGATGTTCCTATTCTTTTCACTTGTTTGGTTGTACGAACACCAAACTGAGTTCCAGTTGAAAATCCACCACTCACTTGTTGTCCAGCACGACCCTTGACTGAAGTTGCAATAAGATTTTCGTACTCTAAGTCGCTATGTAGAATATCTGCTACTTGTCCACCAATATCATTGATTTCTACAAGAATGTATG